GTTGCTTGGCAATGTGGAACAGGGTTCCCAGCTTGACCGCCGTGGCCTTGTCCGATCTGAAGCTGGCCCACTGCGTGATCATGCCACCTTCGCCGGGGTACTTGGTGGCCGACTGCATGGACCACTCATTCCAAAGCGCCAGCGCCTGATCGAGTTGGTTGGTTTGGTTGCCCGCCCAGTGCAGGGCCATGCCCACGTTGACCCACTCTTCGCGGGTGCAGTCAGCGGGGATGGACTCGACAGCTTGGCGAATCTCTTCCCATGATGCGTCAACCGTGCCGCCCGTGCCAATGGCGCGAATCTTGTCGGCATCGAGCATGGACTGCCACAAGTCGAGAATCGGTTGGGGGATCACCGGCAAACGCATCCAGTGACCTCGACCCGCCCAGCGGTACGGCTGCATGGTGTCGGGATGGATCGATGGGGGCAGCACATCCTGCACCGTGAGGCCGTTGGCCGTGGCGCAGCGCAACTCATAAGCAGTCAGGCCATTGAGAATGATCTTCTTCGAGGGGAGCGCCAGCCCGAAGGGCATCGCGTACAGCAGCTTGCCGTGGCCTGCGCGGCCACTGTCTACGATCACCGCATCGTTGGCGTCATAGAGTGCTTGCAGATCGATGCCGTGTTGCTTTAGCGCAACAGCGGTGCTTTCCCACTCGTCAATGTCAAAGGCCATCGTGCCGCTGTAAGCGTGGGCCAAGCCGATGCCGTAGCCTTGAGGCAGATCGGTCTGCGACTTGAGCGCGTTGACTTTGAGGTTCCAGCCGGGGGTGCGCGGGCCTTTGGTGCCCATGGGGATTGGCACGAGACTCCAGCCGTGTCGGATATAGGCGTCAACCGATGCGGGATGTTGTTGCACTGTTGAAACTACGCTCATATAATCGCCTCGACAAGCAAGTTGCCATTTGTTTGTTTGTTCATGGGTTGTTATCTCCTTTAAGCCTCGGTCTTACCACCGGGGCTTTCTTTTTGCAAAATATTTTTGAAACCGTTGACGCAAGTGTAGCAGATGATGTTATACTTCGTGCAACGCAACCAAAATTTATTTTGTCATGGCAATTCCAAAAATCAAATCCAAGTTTCTTGTAGTCCGAGTGACTGACAAGACACACACCAAATTTCACACCAAGGTTCGGAAGTACGGGCAACCGTCTGAAGTCCTTCGTGAAATAGTTGAGGCGTTCAATGAAGACCGCCTCACAATTCAACCCCCTGTAAACGTAAAGGAATCTTTGTATGTCACTCGAAACTAAAATTGAAGCATTGACGCAAGCTGTCATCGCACTCACCGCCAAACTGGAGACCAGCAATGTAGCACCAGTGGCTCCTGTTGCACAAGTGGCCGCACCTGTGGCCGCACCCGCACCCACATTCGTGGCACCTACCATGCCCGCTGCCCCATCATTTGCACCCGTTGAAGTAGCTGCACCCGCACCTGTTGGTGGCGCACCGTTCACTGACGGCAAAGGTCTGATCGATTACGTCATGAGCGCATACAAGGCTCTTGGCCCAGCAAAAGGCGCAAGCATCCAAGCTGTGCTGACTCAACTCGGTTACGCCAACATCAACGACGTGAAGCCAGAGCACTACGGTTCTCTGTTCTCAGGCATCGAAGCACTGAAAGCCTAATCATGAGCGGCCACGCCATGTTGTCTCCATCGAAGCGTAGCCGCTGGGCCTTGTGCCCCGGCTCGATTCGTGAAGAGGCCAAGTACCCCGACCAAGGCAGCGGCCCTGCTGCTGTGGACGGCACTCACAGCCACACACTGCTGGAGTTTTGCGTGAAGTCAAACTTAGCAGATGCAATGCTTACAGTTGGCTCAACAATGAAGGATCACGAAGGTGCGTTTATTGTTACTCCCGACCGTGCAGAGCGTGTCAAGTCAGCGATTGAATACATAAAGTCGCGTGTAACCGAGATTATTCAATCAGGTCACTTCCCTGAAGTAATCAGTGAAACTCGTGTGGACCCTGATCACCTGTTAGGTCGCAAAGACTTGTCGGGCACGGTGGACATTCAGATCACTGGTGGTGACACACTTGAGTTGATCGACTATAAAGATGGTATGGGCATCGTTAGCGCCGAAGGCAACATGCAGCTTGAACAATACGCCTATGGTGTGTTGGCAGGCTACAAGCTGCCCGTTAATGGTGTCTATCCTTTTGAGTTTGTGAAGATGACGATCATTCAGCCCAAGCTGGCGCTGCGTGGTATGCCTGCGATCACTTCGCACACGGTCACTGTAAGGTCACTGTTGGACAACATGGGTACAATCATTACCCAAGCTGCTGCAACTGACAAACCAGATGCACCGCTTGTACCGGGTGAAAGTCAATGTAAATTTTGTCGCGCTAAAGGCTCCTGTGCCGCGCTGGCAAGTAACGTAATGAAGGAGGTCGGAATCATGTTCCAGCCAGTAGTAAATCAAACACTCGATGTCGCGCAGCAATCTGCCGATAAAGACCCATCCGCAATGGATGATGCACAGATCGCACAGATCATGGAAGCAGCCCCGTTGATGCGCCAACTCCTTGAAGGTGTTGAAGCTGAAGCACTGCGCCGTATGCAAGCAGGTCAAACAATCCCCGGACTCAAACTCGTCAATGGTCGCGGCTCTCGCGCTTGGGCACTGCCTGAAGCTGAGATGGCCGAGAAGCTGACGAAGATGGGCATCCCCAAGGGTAGCGTCTATGAAACCAAACTCGTGACCCCCGCGAAGGCTGAGAAGCTGGTGTGGGAAAAGAAGGACGGCACGAAGGTTCAACTCACAGACCGTCAACTCAAGCGCATGGATCAAGAGTATGTCGTGAAGATGGCAGGCAAGATCACTGTGGCCCCCGAATCTGATAGCCGTCAGGCTGTCATCACCAATGCTGCACCGATGTTCAGTGCAGTAGAAGCAGCACCCGCTGTGGAATCCTTGCCCTCGTGGCTCATGTAAATCAACTGGAGTAAATGTAATGTCCGATATTATTTTCTTGTCAAACGTCCGTCTGTCTTTCCCTCACCTCGCTGAACCACAGCGTCAAGTGAATGAGCAGACCGGTAAAGAGCGCATCTCTTACAACTGCGAGTTCCTCATGCCGCAAGATCACGCTGGGTTCCAGCAGTTCATGCAACGATACGGCGCGATGGCCTTGGAGAAGTGGAAAGAACACGCTCAGACCGTCATGGGCATGATCCAGCAAGACCGCAAGCTGCGCTGCTTTGGTATGGGTTCAGAGAAGGTCAACAAAAAGACTTTCCAACCCTACGATGGCTACGCTGGCAACGTGTTCATCACTGCTGGTCGTGACAACGCGCCACAGATGATCCAAGCCGATGGCACACCCATCGACCCAGCGAACACGATGGCGTTTCAACAATTGGCCCGCAAGATGTACGGCGGCTGCCGTGTGAATGCTGCCATCAAACCTTGGTTGCAAGAGAACAAGCATGGTCGCGGCATCCGTTGCGACTTGATCGCTGTTCAATTTGCTGGTGACGATACTGCATTTGGTGAAGGGGCCGTTGATGCGTCTGGGTTATTCGGTGCGGTTGCGGGTGCTCCTGCTGGAATGTTCGCTGCTGCGCCTCAAGGTGCGCCTGCGATGCCTGCTGCGCCGTTTGCGGGCTTGCCTTCATTCTTAGGCGGTCAGTAAAGAAATCGGGGGAAGCGCGAATCCATTCCGGAGCTACAGCCTCGCGTGACCCCCACCTAACTGAGTAATCGTAATGAGTAATGACTATGTATTTGACATCGAGACCTACCCCAACATCTTCACGCTGGCGGTGGAACATGCAGAAGCACCGTTTCGCTGGGCGTTCGAGATTAGCGACTGGCGCAATGATTCAAAAGAGATCGTTGCCTTCCTCCAGTACCTCAAAGATACCAACGCACGCATGGTTGGTTTCAACTCACTCGGGTTTGATTACCCCGTTCTCCATACACTGATCCGCATGGGTCACAGTGATGCCAACACGCTGTACCAAAAAGCCATGTCGATCATCAACTCGCAGAATGACGACGAGGGTGGCAAGTGGATGCACTTCATCAAGCCCTCTGACCACTTCGTGCAGCAGATCGATCTGTTCAAGATTCATCACTTCGACAACAAGGCCCGCGCCACCAGCTTGAAGATGCTGGAGTTCAACATGCGCTCGGACAACATCGAAGACCTGCCGTTCAAGGTGGGCACAACGCTGAGTCAAGAGCAGACGGTGAAGCTGAAGTCATACAACGCGCATGACGTGGACCAGACCAAGGCGTTCTACTACAAGACGTTGGACATGATCAAGTTCCGCGAAGAGTTGACTGCCAAGTACAACCGCGACTTCATGAACCACAACGACACGAAGATCGGCAAAGACTACTTCATCATGAAGTTGGAAGAAGCCGGTGTGACCTGTTACGACTTCGGCCCGAGTGGCCGCACACCACGACAAACACCTCGCCCATCGATTGCGCTGCGCGATGCCATCTTGCCGTGGATTCAATTTCAATCACCAGAATTTACCCGTGTGCTGAACTGGCTCAAGGACCAGACCATCACCGAGACCAAAGGAGTTTTCAATGATCTCACTGCTGTTGTGGATGGATTTACTTTCGTATTTGGCCTTGGGGGTATTCACGGCAGCGTGGAGTCTCAAGTGGTCGAATCGGACGATGATCACATCATTGTTGATTTGGATGTTGCTAGCTATTACCCGAACCTCGCTATTACTAACGGCTTCCATCCTAAACACCTTGGCGCTTCTTTCGTAAGCATCTACAAGCACCTGTTTGAGCAGCGCAAGACATACCCCAAGAAGTCAGCAGAGTCGGCCATGCTGAAGCTGGCGCTCAACGGTGTGTACGGTGACAGCAACAACAGGTTCAGCGTGTTCTACGACCCGCTGTTCACGATGTCGATCACGCTCAATGGTCAACTGTTGCTGTGCGTATTGGCCGAAGGGTTGATGCACATCGAGGGTCTGAAACTGATCCAAGTGAACACTGACGGCTTGACTGTTCGTGTGCCGCGCAGCCGCAAGATCGAGGTGGACATGGTTCGCGCTGCATGGCAGTCACGCACCGGTCTGGTCCTTGAAGAAGCGATCTACAAGTCGATGATGATTCGTGATGTGAACAACTACATCGCCCAGTACGAGAACGGCTCTGTGAAGCGCAAGGGTGCGTATGAGTACGAGATGGGCTGGCATCAGAATCACAGCGCCATGGTAGTTGCCAAGGTAGCCGAGAAGGTCATGATCGACAACGCACCGATCCGCGAGACTCTGCACAACTGGCCTGACATCATGGACTTCATGCTTCGCACCAAAGTGCCACGCTCAAGTCACTTAGGTCTTGAGCACGATGGTGTGACCACGCAGTTGCAAAACATCACGCGCTACTACATCGCCGAGGGTGGTGGGCGTTTGTTCAAGTGGATGCCACCACTCAAAGGCAAGAATGAATGGCGCAAGATCGGCATCGAGTCCGGTTGGGGTGTGCAGCCCTGCAACGACATTCGCAACGCTGGCAAGCTGCCAGTTGATTTTGATTACTACGTTCGAGAAGTGGAGAAATTATGTCTGGGTCTAGCTTAAATGAACAGGTTGGTGGCAACCACTACAAGGACTTGCCGATCCAACCAGTCGAGTACATCCACGCCAACGCGCTGGGGTACTTTGAGGGCAACGTGATCAAGTACATCAGTCGCTGGCGCAAGAAGAACGGCCTCGCTGATTTGCTCAAGGCCAAGCACTACATCGAGTTGCTGATCGAGTTGGAAGGCAAGAAATCTGACGGGGACTGCAATGCTGGAAAAACAAATTGAAGCGGGAGTCTGCGACTACGCCCGTTCCAAGGGTGTGCTTGCATACAAATTCACCAGCCCCGCACGGGCTGCTGTGCCCGACCGTCTGTTCATCGCGCCAGATGGCCGTGTGTGGTTTTGTGAATTTAAGCGTGGAGGCCAGAAGCCTACTGCTGCACAAGAGCGGGAACATGCCCGACTCAGAGAACAAAGAGTAAACGTGTTTGTAATTGATAACGTAAGTGAAGGAAAAATGATGATTGATTTAATGACAATGGGGGGTCTATGACATGCGAACAATGCACCTCTTCGCAGGAGCCGGTGGTGGACTCCTTGCAGACAAAATCCTTGGACATACCCCCGTGGTTGCAGTCGAATGGGAACCATACCCTTGTCAAGTCCTTAGAGAACGAGCCGCCGAAGGATGGTTTCCCGGATTGGTTGTGTGGGAAGGGGACGTTAGAAACTTTGACCCTTCGGAGTACACCAGACAAGTGGATTGCATCCATGCAGGATTCCCTTGTCAAGACATTAGCGTTGCTGGAAAGCAAGCAGGTGTTGGTGAAGAAACAAGATCGGGGCTTTACCGTGAAGTCTTGCGCATTGCTGGCACAGTTAGACCACGACTCATCTTCTTGGAAAATGTCGCCGCAATTAAAAGCAACGGTCTTGAACAAGTTGTCAAAGACTTGGCCCTCATGGGGTATGACTGTCGATGGCTGTGCATACGAGCATCCGATGTCGGGGCGCCGCATCACCGCGACAGATGGTTCGCATTGGCCTACCCCAACAGCGCACGATGCGAAGGACTCTGGGACAGCTCCGAGCGAGGGGCGGCGCAAAACTCCGAATTTAGCATGGCAAGTGAAGAACTGGCCGACTCCCAGAACAAAAGGAATGTGCGGGGGCAGTGGGGCATGGGCACTTTTGAAGAAGAACACCACAATAGAGGAAGCCAGACTGATGGGGGCAGGGAATGGTGGGAAGCTGAACCCAACGTGGGTAGAGTGGTTGATGGGGTGGCCCATCGAGTACACCGTCTCAAAGCAATTGGAAACGGTCAAGTCCCCATCCAAGTCGCGGTTGCGTTCCGCATCCTCAGCGAAGGGTTGACATGCTGACGCCAGAGTTACTGCACGGCTACCAACAAAAAGCTGTCAACTTCCAGTGCAC